TTAACTATTATGAAGATTCTGCCATAGATTATACGAGATTTAATGGACCGTGGGGTGATACCGCAACTGTGGTACACATCGCATTTCCTACAGAAGGAACTCAATTTGAATCACTAAAAGCCACTGATGAAGGTGGAGGTAGTTATTCTATAGCATTTGATCAAGTCACTCTTGATGCATACGATGCTATGGTGACAGCTGTCTAAGTATAGATAAGTTTAAAAGGAGAAAACAATGGCAACATATGTAATAGTAGATAACGCAGATGTAGTACAGCAAATGATTGATGACTGTCTTGAGGATTCAACCTCAACGCTTCGTCACAGTATAGCTGGAGTAGATCGAGTTGTGCTTAAATATAACGGAGCACAGCCTGCTAGTCTGTCTGGATATACTGAGTACGATCATGCCGCAATCTTAACAGAGATGGCTGGAACTGATTGGACTGAGGCAGAGTAATTAAGGATAAACAATGTCAACCCGCGTAGATGCAAGACAAGTAATATCAAGAGACACTTTAAGTCAAATTTTTCCTAACCTAAGCGGTCAGGAATTAGACAATTTACTGCGCTCTATAGATTCAGATCTTACGGCACCGCTGCGTCTAGATGCATCCAGTACACCTGACCTCGTGGTTAGTGTTGGTTCTGGGGTCGTTTCAAACCCAGAAAGCGGTAGACAGCAATCCATTTCTCATGTTAGTGGTGTAATTCCTGATTTTACTTCAGGAACTATTACTTTTCCGGCATCAAGTGGTGGTACTATTACAGTATCTCCAGGAAATAACAATACGTTAACTGTTTCTAGTAACGAATATGTAAAGGTTTTAATTTACTTAAACCCTAATGGTGATTTAAACGTTATTGTAGGGCTTTCCGATCCAGTAGAGGCAACGGCTGCAACTCCTGCGCCGCCTTCAGGTACTATCCCTATAGGTTATGTTACGTTATTCAATAATGCCGGTACTGTAGATGACATAGCCCAAAATAAGATTTTTCAGTTTGCACTAGGAGCTGGAGCTGGCTCAGATGGCGGTGGAGCACCGCTTCAACCAGCTGATGGGTTTAAAGAATTAATTTTTGACGAATTTAGTGTTTTACCTGATAATGCAGATAGTTTTGTTGATGATGTTTTAACTACAGCTACATACGATACTACCAATAATATGTATCGGATGGAATGTGATGATGGTCTTACGGCAAACACCGTTGGAACCGCCTTTACCGTTGATTCTGGCGCACCATCATATACTATTGCGGCTGGCGATGCTGTATATGATCCGGCATCTGAGGAATCAAGGCGTTTAATATCCTTTGCTTTTCCAAATGGCGTTCTTGATGAGGCCTTTACCTCTGATTTAGGTGCCTTATCTGCAGTTTTTATAACTCAGGTCTTGGTAACTAAAGACTTAACAGCACTTGGCGATGCAGCCCAAAAGAAACGTATTATAGATTTTTACCCATCTCCTCAAGATATTGAGCTTATACATGTAGATTATGAAGATAGTGTAGCGGTAGGAGATTTTTGTCCAGATTTCGTAGATGAAGCTGCAGTAGTTGTCGTTGCTTCAAACGAAGGTTTACAAGCTGCTGGTGGATTTCCATTATCATCTACATTTGCACCTCCTTTTACAAGACCAAACGCACCAGATCAGATTCCTGATTATCCTTTAACAGATAACTCAGATAAAGAAAGACTTTTCTTAGTATTTGGTTGTAATCCAAGTAATGCTTCTGTACTCGCCGCAGGCGGCGCTAATATCATTCGTTATGAGACTAGCTTAATTGCTGAAGAAGTTCTTTTAAATGGCGGATTTATTGATAGTGCCTTTGCTATGACAGATAGTAGCACTACCCCAAACAACTGTAGTAATCCAACCGTAGTAGGCGGAAAAACAAGATTTGTATTAGGATTTGATTATGTTCCTGGTTTAAATACTGGTAAGACCGAAGGCGATGTAGAGATTAGAGTGAATGGACAGGCTATCCCAAGGCGTGTTATTGGAAGTACTCAAGGAAGTTATTGGGATGAAGTAGCCGGAAGCACTAATCTTGTTGAGTTATGGGATGATCTTTCTGGACAAGCACTTTCTTTTGAAGCAATTCGTAGACAAGGTTCTATTGACACAAGCGACGAGAACGCCTTAACATTAGCAGCTATATTCCCAATCGTTGTTGGAAATACAGCAGATGTTACAGCTGGTGTGGCTAATTATGATTCCATTCAAGATGCACACGATGCTTCTCCTGCAGGTGGAAAAATACACTTATTACGTCGAACTTTTACGGAAAACATAACCATTTCTAAAGAAATTTACATAGAAGGTCAGGGTCATGGATCTGTACTAGATGGTACTTTAGATCTTAGTGCTGGATCAGATTTCAGTACTATAAAACAAATGAGAATAACTGACGATATCACCATTGCAGTAGGAGCAGATGGTAATTTTATCAGGGAATGCTGGTTGGCATCGGGCAAATCCTTGACAGATAGTGGTTCCGGTAACTCTACTTTGGTAATAGAGGAATAACATGGCAAGAGTATTAACAAGTGATTTAGGAGCAATTGGAGAAATAAAACCCTCTATGCTGACCGAACCTCAGTTCCAAGCTTTACATGGTGATGGGTGGATCTTAGCAGATGGAAGAAACGTAGCTGGTAGTAAGTATAATTCTATAACAGGATTTGGTAATGCACCTAATCCTAGAGGCAGGGCATTAAGAGGTAAAGATAATGGGGCTGGACAAAATCCAGATGGAGATGTAGCATTAGGTACCAATCAAGCAGATCAATTTGACCAACATAATCATGGTGGTGGAAATCATACTCATAATTCAGCCAATACATATAGACCAGGTGACTTTGCTAGCATGGTCTATCCAGTTGGTGGACAAAACGGGCAGTTTCCACAAACTTTTGCTACCGGAAACCCTAATAGTACGGTTATCGCCAATAATGGTGGAAATGAAACGCGAATGAGAAATACAACCGTTAACTTTTTTATAAGGATCAACTAAGATGCCTAAAAATAATCAACCATTTGACGGAAGGGTTTCTAAACAGAACCAACAGGGCAGTCAGAAGACCGTTTTGCCTAATAAAAGTGTTGAATTACGTCATTTATCTGACGCTTTATTGCTTAAGATATTACCAACAGGTTGTTCCATAGAATGGAATAGCAATATAGCACCAGACGGTTGGTTTATAGAGGATGGTATTGTCTTAAAACAAGCAGAATATCCAGAGCTTTTTGCTGAGATCGGAACAATTTGGAATACCGGTGGAGAGGCCGGAGATGAATTTAGAATTCCTGATTCCAGAGGTAGGTCGTCTATTGGTGCTGGAACTGGTGCTGGACTTAGTGCTAGAACTTTAGCTCAAATAGGTGGTGAAGAGAATCATCAATTAATTATCGGTGAAATACCTTCTCATAATCATGGTGGAGGGGTCCATGGACACGGAAATACTGGTGGGGCTAGTTCTGCTAATTTTACCGCTAGGGCCGTTGACAACGTTAATGTTAGTGCTGGAGATAGAGATTTAGTTATTCCCAATGAAGAAAATTCTGGAAGTGGAACGATTTCTAATAGAACCATGACTCATGATCACGTACATGGAATCAGTAATAGCGGAACTATAATTAGTTCACAAGGCAGCAATAGCGTTCACAATACAATGCATCCATATAACGTAAAGAATAAGATTATTAAATATTAGGAGATGATATGTTAGCTTATACATATGATGGAAATGGATACTTAAACGGAATCACAACTTGCCAACCTAATCCTAGAAAAGCGAATGAGTTTTTAACTCCAGCTAACTCTACCACCACCGCTCCTCCAACAGTATCCGCCAATAATATCGCAAAATGGGATGGTTCTTCCTGGAATGAAGTGGAAGATCCTTCGTATACTGCTGCTCAAGTTCAAGCTGCTGCTGAAGCCGCATATGCAGCTGCTGAACAAGCTGACAAAGATGCTAAAGCTGCAGAAACAGCTGAGAATGAACTAGCGTTGACAGAAGATGCAAAACAAGATGAGTTACAAGAACGAAATCAATGGGGTATATTACTTAAAGAAGAAGATAGTGAGGGAAATATAGTCCCTAAAGATCAGTCAACTATTGATTCTGAATCAGAAGTTGCTGCTGCAGCTTTATTGCGATCAAAACGAAATGGAAAACTATTTTCTTGTGATTACACTCAAATCACAGATTCTCCTTTATCTGAACAACAAAGAGCTGATTGGGCAGCTTATAGACAAGAACTCAGGGATCTGCCTGCTAATACACCAGACCCCAAAGCACCGGTATGGCCGGAGGAGCCTAGCTAATGCCTAAAATATTACAAGCTGAACGACGAAATATCCTCATAAATGGGGCATTTGATTTCGCACAACGTGGTGTTACTTTATCCAATACCGATAATAATTATAGTGCTGATCGTTGGTATACTCAAAATGGTGGTAGTGCCGGAAGCGGAACTCAAAGAATAGCTGCGCCAGCCAGCCTTGGTACTCCATATTATTTCAGATTTGCGAGAACTTCTGGATCAGGCCTGTTAAGACTTAAACAAATTATGGAAGCTGGTGTTGTAAATCAATATAGAGGCAAGAGTCTTGTGTTTTCTATCTGGCTTCGTGGTGGAACCCAGCTCGTTAATGACGTTAGGCTTACACTAACTACTACTTTTGCGAACAACGCTGCAGGTAGCGGTGATATCGATACCGCTACATTAGTAATCCCAAATTCCGATCTTGATCCTACTGAATTTAGAAAATTCAGTGTAACATTAAATATACCTAGTAATTCTACTGCTATCGGATTACAGGCTAGGGTTGATGATGTTGGCCCAGCTATCGTAGGTGCCGCTAATGCTTATATTGATTATGCAAAAGCAATGTTAACCGAAAGCCCATATTTAGGTGTATTTAATAGAAACGGAGATTCTCTGGCTGCTGAACTCGTAGCATGTCAGCGGTATTACGAAAAAAGTTATAATATAGATGTTAATCTTGCCACAGGCGGAAACACCGCTGGATATAGCGAAGTTGCGTCCGACAATGCAAACGGAACCTACCTACATCAAGTATATTTTAAAGTTACAAAGCGAGTACAACCTACTCCTTTCATCTGGAGCGCTATAGCTGGAACTCCAGGGTTTGTTGACGCCGGTGGGCCGGTTTTAGCTGCCGTTGTTACGGGGGCTGGGGTTCGTGGAATGAATGTCGGCAGCGCTCTTGGCGGTGGCAACAGCGTAGGAAGAATGCAATGGTCTGCAGATGCAGAAATTTTTTAATTAGGAGATAACAATGGCAAAATATCAAATCAGACAATTAGAAAATGATCAAATCCTCTACAAATATGATGCACACGCTAAACAAGAATTTGGTGGTCCTTGGGGTGATTCCAATCAGTGTGCAAATGAAGAAATGCCACAAGCAGAGGCAGATCAAGAAGCTCGTGACGAAAAGATGTCACAACTTAGAGGTCAGCGAGATGCTAAGTTAGTTGATGTCGATAAGGCTAGATATGCAATGGTTTGGGCCGATCAATCAGGTACCCCAATGTCGCAAGAAGATAAAGATGCATGGGCAGATTATCGTCAAGAACTTCTTGACATACCTGCTAATGTTGGGGATATTGATGCTTTAGACCTTGAATCTATGGAATGGCCAGTTAAACCTTAGAATTTATACCATATCAATATAAGCCCTATACCGATATTGGCTAAATAATTGACATGTAGAATCCAATCCCATCCAAATTTCTTGCAGGTATAGCTTAATAACAGAATAAGCCCAGACACCCATACGCTTAGAGTCCAAAGACTCATTAAACATTCTCCACGAATAACGGTAGCTACAAGTTCAGGTATCATACAAATACCTAAAAAAATAGTTCCAATAGTCCCTATTATATCCATTATATTCATAGATTTATGCAGAAAAAACCATAAGCAAAAGCGAGAATAACATCACTATTAATAGGTAAAAGTCCGGTTTCCTTATCAAAACAATCTCCTGTTTAAAATTTTAAATTTTCCATCATCTTCTGTGTAATCTATATACCACTCACCTTTTATTTCTGGGAAAAAGGTATCTGCTTGATCGTCATACTCTGTATAAGTCAAGTACATTCTATCTGCCTTATCCATAAAATCACGATACATTCTTTCTCCACCTATAACCATCATTTCAGTGGTTTTTAAGTAGGTAGAGAGGTCAATTGCTTGCTGAATTGTGGTCACGCAAAACGCATCCGTTGGGTCTGATTGAGTTCTAGACACTACGATATTATGTCGTCCAGGTAAGCATTTCCCTATAGACTCATAGGTTTTTCTACCCATTACAACGGTTTTGCCAAGTGTTAAG